GCGGCGGGGCTATCGATGAGACCGAGAACTCCCATACCCTTTAACACCGGACCCTCGACGTTTGCTGAGACTGCTACAGTCACTGCGGTAGGTCAAACCACTGCCATCCTGCGGGTGTCTGGGGATAACGCCGCAGGCACCATCTATGCCGCGGTCAGGCCAACCACGAAGTACCTCAGCACCGACCAGACCGCCGTTCGCCTGGGCACAGGCGCCCATTGGTTCGAGAACCTTGAAAACGCCTATTACAGGTCTTTTGTGATAAGCGGGTTAACCCCCGGAACGTCTTACTGGTATGGCACATACCGTGACACAGGCAGCGTCACGCCTGTGCTGTCGCAGTCTTTTGTGACTGCCTCTGAACTGCCCGATGCTACGGAAGGCAAAGCGCTTCCGATAGGAGATTGATATGCCAGCGATTTGGGCCGAAGTGCTACCGGACATGCTCGTGCAGGGCTATAACGCCTCCCACAGATGGAATGTGTTAGAGACGCAGATGGAGTCTGGGCCACAACGCAGGACGCGCATGTCGGCGCATTACGTAATCAATGGCACTGGTACGTTGATGCTGAACAAAGCGCAAATGGATGAACTGTATAATGTGCTTGATGCCGCCAACGATGGTGCCGACTGGATATCTAACGTGCGCCTGGATATGGGTGGTGGCCCGAAAGAACATCGCGCACGCATTACCGGATTCCAGGTCAACGTGGTTGTACCCAATATCCTGTGGCGCGCAATCCTGTGGTGGGAAACCGATGAGAGGATACTCGTGTGAGCGTTTCTGAGGCTATCAAACAGGCATACGCGCGCGCGGGTAGCACCACTGTCCACATGATAGCGTTGGAGATGCGCCACGAGTCCTGGCCTTCACCTCTGCGAATGATTAACCACCGCACCGACATCACCCTGACCCTTGAGAATGACGCGCCGGCAAACCCAGGCGAGCAAGCGCTCTTCATCGCTACCGGGATGCGCGTTCAGGAACCGCAGATAGGCACTGATCCGGCTGGAGAAATGGAGATCCAGATAGATGGCGTAGCCGGGGCACTGCACTCGTTCATTGAGGCAGCCAATGGGTTATCCACGCCTATCGACGCCACCATCAGGGCAGTTGCTCTGGACAGCAGTAACGACAGCGTTATCGATGTATTCACGCCTTATGACTTGCAGGTGAAAAACGTCGGAATAAATTTGACTGACGTTATAGTGACTTTCGGGCGCATCTCGCCGGTAAACCTGCCATTCCCAAACGCCAAATACGGTCCCGATACCTATCCCCAACTCTATAAGTGAAGAAGCAATGGCGGCAATGGATTACATCGGCTCACAGTTTTCTGACTGCTGGGCGTTTGTCACTCGCTTCTTTGAAGACCATAGAGGGGTGCGGGTAGACCCGGTTGCTCACCAGAACAAAGAGCTTTTTGCGCCAGTCGATGAACCGCAAGACGGTGACCTGGCACTCATCAGAACGCACGGCAGGTGGGGCCACGCCGGCATATTTTATTATCGCGGCGTACTGCATCATACTCCTACTCATGGCGTGATTTACCAGAGAAATGTAGATGCAAAATTTTACCGTTGTAGAGTTCAGCGACCCACTTCACCATACCCCGAGTAACGTCGAAGTCTGCCCTGCTGGGCAGACGGTAACCGAATGGCTGGAGAGTACCCACTACGGCACTGACATACGCGCAGTGCCTACGCTGCTTGTCCTCAACGGTGAAGCGCTGCTGGAAGAAAACTTCGACCGGGTTATCGAACCGGAAGATGTTTTGACGGTAATCCCGATACCCGGCGAACCGTTTACCATCATCGCGATAATGTTCTGGGGCACGGTCGCGCTCAGTGCCGTAACTGCTGGCGCTCTTCTCTATCTCGCCCTTACCGCTGAAACGCCTGACAGTATTGAGCGAGGGTCAAGCACCTACGACATCAGCTATCGCGGCAACCGGCGCAAGCCTGGGTCGCCAATCCCTGTCGTGTATGGCGTTATGCGTACTTACCCGGATGTTACCGGGAGCTATGTGCAATACGGAGAAAACAACGAACAGTGGATGACGCAGATCTTTGATGTGTCGCAGGGCTATTGCGACATTGATGAGAGCGAAATCTATTATGAAGATACGCCAATCGTCAATTTCTCGGAAAGAGAAATAGAGATCCTCCATCCGGGCGAATCCAGCGATCTGTTCCCTTCAGAAGTGTTCGTTTCGACAGAAGTCACCAGCGTCGAAGCTCCTGCTGAAGAGTGGGTCTACTCACCATACTACTCTGCTGTGCCCGTCGGCGAGCGGGCGCTATATCTGGAACTGGACTTCTCCGCGCCGCGAGGGATTTATAATCTGTCCACCAAGGGCGACCTACGTCGCGACTATGCCAAGATAAGCGTCTCTATACAGGAGCATGAGTATTTTGATGGGCCTGTAATCGCTACTGGTACGAGAGATGTTGATATGGGGGGGTTAAAGACGACTGACCCCCAACGCCTGACCGTCCGATTTGATGCGAAGTCCTTCTTTTGGGTTCCTAATTTCGGCACGACTGGCATCTATTCAGTCGCTGTCGCGAGACGCGAATGGAAAGATGACCGCACGCGATATAACACGGACTTCATCTGGGTCGGCTTACGCGCCTTCTCCGTTGATAAGTCACCCGTCACTACCACCACCAGGGTAGCTTTGCGCGTCCGCAATTCTGAGACGGTAGGCAACGCGGCACTATCGAAATTCAATGTCCTAGCTAAGCGGCACCTGCCCAGTTGGTCACCTGGTGGTGGCTGGACTGCTCCAGCGCAGACCACTAACGCTATGGCTGCCTTTGCGGACATCCTGCGTGCCGATTACGGGGCTAAGCTGCCTGATGATCGTATTGATCTGCCAGCAATCTACGAACTATCTCAGCGACCGCTGGCGCAGTTCAATGGTGTCTTTGATACCGAAATCGATGTCTGGCAGGCGTTGAATGAAGTGTGTGCACCTTTGCTTGCACGCCCAATCGAACTGCCTGGCGGCAAGTTCAGCGCGGTGGCGGATGACGAGGCAGTAGTCCCCAACGCCATGTTCACCATGCGCAATATCATCGCGGGTTCCTTTGGCATCCAGCACGTTGGGGTGCTGGAGTCGAACAGCGATTCAGTACTGGTGAAATTCCATAACCAGGAAGAGGATTACCGCCAAACCACAATCCTCTGTGCGCCATTCGGCGAAGCGGGCGAACGTCCAAAAGAGGTCACTATACGAGGAGTGACGACCAAAGAGGCAGCCTATGAGATAGGCATTCGCCAGGCGAATGAATCGAAATGGCGCCGCAAGCTCATTTCCTTTGAGACGGGCCTAGAAGGTTACCTGCCGCACTTTGGCGAAACGTTGCGCATCCACCACCATCTGCTTGGGCTTGAGCAAGGCACTCCGGCAATCAGCGGCGAGGCTAAAGCTTACAATGCCAGTCCTGGCAGCCTCACGGTGTTTGAAGATCTTTCATCGCTGGAAGGACAGCCGAATCTACAGGTCTACCTGCGCAACCCGGACGGGTCGCCCTTTGGTCCGGTCACCTGTACGGTGCCTGATGCGGAAACCATCAATTTTACTGGCAGCATCAGCGGCTGGACTCCGCAGTTTGGCGCAGGATTCGCTGGCCCACTCTATTGCGTGGGCAAGTCCACCGATTTCATGGCTACCGTCAAGGTGATGAACGTAGTGCCGTCTGAAGGGCACCGCGTCAAAATCGAAACCGTGGTGGACAACCCTAACGTCTACATCAAGGGAGACGTTCCAGCATATTCCCCGATTGACCTGCCGCAAAGGTTCTTCCCCAAGGTAAGCAATTTGACCTGGGGACTTTACGGTGACCCGGAAAACCTGCGCGTTAGGCTGTCGTGGACCGGCGAGAATTCGGACTATTACCTCATCCAGAATAGCGTAGACGGTGGGGTTACCTGGCAAGGCATCTTCCGCACCAGGGAGATATTTGTAACCGGCACCCCGCCGCTCATGGCGAATTACATGGTGCGCGTTTGCGGCGTAGGTCTGCTACAAGGACCGTGGGCAGAGCTGACCATCAACACGCTCAATTACTCGCTTGAGCCGCCGCCGATGGCACGCCTGCGCGCGCGTGACGCTTTCCTGGGCACCAGCATGCGCGTTACATGGGACCAGGCGCCCTCCGGCTTTGTGCCCAGTTTCGATGTGTACTGGAACGGCGTAAAGAAGGCGACGTATACGCTACCAGAAGGCACCACCACGGGTGATCTCAGCTACCAGGATGTGATGCAGGTAGAGGCTGACACCTATGGCGGCCTGGTATTGCCCAAGGAAGGCGCACGCAATATAACGGTTCAGGGCTATTTCCAGAACAACGTAGGCACGCGCTCTAAAAACCCTGCCGTCCTGACGCTTAAGAACCCGCAGATAGCGCTCTTGCCCAATGCGGGATACAGCGAGCGGGGCGCCAATCTCAACATCTATTTCGATAAGCCAGATGATGGAGACTTCGCCTGGTGCGAAGTTTATCTGAGTGCCACAAACGGTTTCACACCTAACGAATCGACCCTGGTGGGTAGATATACGTCTAACGATATCACCATCATCGATAGCAATATCAATTACGGCAGCACCTATTACATGCGTATCGTCGGCGTCGATGTGTGGGGCCGCGATGAGATTACATACTCGGATCAGGTCACCATACTGACCGACGATGAGACCATAACGGGCACCATCGACTACGGCAACATTACGGGGTCTAAGCCGCCCATCGACGCTACCCGCAATAGGCTGTGGTTCCAGAATACCCCGCCAGCGGGGCAGGACGGTGACTACTGGTATGACACGATAGGTGGGCGGCTCAACCAGTGGGTGAATGGGGCGTGGACAGCCATATCCACCAACGTCAAGACCTTCTCGCAACCAACAGCGCCGGCTAATCCAGGCGACTCCCTGGTCACTGGCGACATGTGGTATGACTCGGACTCCCTGCACGGTGATCTCTATCGTTGGAACGGGAGCAACTGGCAGCGGGTAGCTACGGAGTCGGCATCCTGGGAAGAACTGGCTGACAAGCCCCCGGACTCTGACCTGCTGAACTCCTTGCAGCAGTGGGACCAAATTCTCGACGCCGCGAATAAACGTCCAGCAGACAATGCGACCAAAAACGATTTCTTCAAGCAGAATACTATCCCGGCAGGCACCGAGGGCGACCTGTGGTACTGCACGGCAAACGTATCGACGTTCGAGAAGGATGTACTGTACCGGCACAACGGCACTACCTGGGAGGAATACGGCAACGGTTTTTATGACACCTTGCAACTCCAAGACGGTGCGAGTTTAGGCAAAACCGCAAACTGGCCTGACATCATCGGCGACGGCAAACCGCAAAGCGGCGCTACCAAGAACAGCTTTTATTTCGGCTCTATCCAGCCAGGCACAGGTGAAGATGGCGACCTGTTCATGGATGCCGACTCAGGCTTGATGTACAAGTGGGAGGCTGGCGCATGGCAACTGGTGGCCTCAAGCATTCAGGTTTTCAGCAGTTCCAGCATTCCCCAGAATCCGAAAAACGGGGATATCTGGTATGACGAGAACCTGACGAGAAACCCCTATCGCTATGTGTTCAGGTACAACGCAAGCCAGGGCGCGTGGGTCAAGATATCCTCTATCGGCGCTGACTGGAATAGCGAACTGTGGAATCGCCCATCCAATGAACTGCTGCTTAACCAGTACCAGAAATACTCGCAGATTCAAAATGACAACGGCACGATGCCAGACCCTGGCGCGACCAAGAACGTCATCTATCGGCAGGGCACTGTGCCACCAGTGAGCAACGGGGCTATCTGGTACTGCACGGCAGACATTTCTTCCACGTACAAAGCCAACGTGTTGTACCAGGGCGTTGCTGGCGCCTGGCAGCGCGCTGGCAATGACTTCACACTCACTGGGCAGTTGACCGATGACGCTGAGCTGGGGAAAAAGGCTGATTGGGGGCAAATCATTGGGGCCGGAAAACCGGCAAACGACGCCACCGTAAACAACATCTACTATAGCGCAACCGAGCCAGCTCCCCCGATACTCAATGGGGATATCTGGTATGAGACGGACAGTGGGTTCGCGTATAAGGGGCACAACAACAAGTGGGAAGTTTTCGCCACCAACTCTAACGTATATTCTCAGCCCGATGCGCCGCTGAATCCAAAGACCAACGACATCTGGTTTGACACCGATGCGGCCAATACAGAACTGCGCAAATGGGATGGGGTGAAGTGGCTTGTCATCTCGTCAATCGGCGCCGGCTGGGACGAAAATATACGTAATCAACCGTCGAAACAGCAAATCGATAACGCCTATCAGCAGTGGGATGACATTCTTGATGCCTCAGGCAATCGTCCTGCCAATAAGGCGACCAAGAACAGTATCTACTATCAGACCGGCACCCCATCAGGGGCGACAAATGGCGATCTTTGGTACAACTCAAACACAAAGCTTTTCCAGCGCTACCAGAATGGATGGGCGGCAGTAGGTAATGATTACCGGGCAACTGGCGATCTCGTTGATGACGCAGGTCTGGGGCAGACAGCAAATTGGCCCAACATCATCGGCACGGGCAAGCCTCAGGACAATGCCACAGTAAACGTCTTCACCTACGGTTCCCAGCAACCAGGGTCTGGCACCGATGGTGACATGTTCATGGATTCGGACACAGGGTTCGTCTTCCTGTGGAGAAACGGCAAATGGAATGCGGTCGCCACCAGCAGCAACACGTTCAGGCAGGACGGGTTTCCGACAGGCCAAAAGACTGGCGATACGTGGTTCGACACTGGCACTGACAACACCAAGGGCGAGCTGCGCCGCTGGAATGGCAGCGCTTGGGAAGTCATCGCTACCGATGGGGCAGTCTGGAACCCAGGTGGTGGCAACACGCCTGGCGGCCTTAAAGGTCAGCCAGCAGACTCTGCCTTGCTAAATACGTTGCAGGAATGGGATGACGTAAACGATACGC